CCCCATAAAGCATATGATCCACAGTCTGTACTGTTTGGTCTATAAATTTTCTGTGGCTTTCTACAAGCTCTACCTTTTCTGCAATCTCAGTTAGATCGCCTTCAATCAATACAGTCTTTTCATTAGCACCGTATCTAATATCACTCCTTTCGGAATAATCCTTTAGCTTCTTTGCTCTCTCCACCCTTCCTTTTGAATTCAATTTAGATACGATAGCTGCTAGCTTGTAGCTATACTCAAGCAAAACCTGGCGTTGGCTGAAAAGATCAACCTGAGCTTTAGCTAGTGTTTTTATATCCTTCATCATAATAGCTATAACTTGTATTTTTTCCCTCCATTCAGCTCTTTCGTTTTCAAAGATCTTACTAAAATCGGTTTTTTCTGCTGACATCTAAAATAGTTTATTTTTATCTTTATTTTTACTGCTAGATAGATTTACAACCTTAACAGTGTTTTTACTTTTTTCTTTCTTTTTTTCTTTGGGCTCCTTTACTGCAGGATCATCAAATTCTATGCTAATCCGATCCATTATATCGTCTTTCAGTTTAAGTGGAAATTTTATGCGAGGAGAACTTCTCTCGTCGCACTGCTTTTCCCATTCACCAGTTTTGTCTGTACCTGAGGTAGGATCATTTATCAATAAAATATCTAAGGTCAAGTGCTTCGTTTGTAAAGTAGTTATCAAATCTCTTAATTTTTTTCCCGGTAGTTCTAAGGTGAACAACTAGATCATTAAGATCCCATTTTCTATTCTTTGTTATATTATTTTCCTCTAGGAATTTTCCCCAGTTGAAAACAGTAAATCCTTTAGCTAAAAGATCTACACTTTTTTCTATCCCTGCTTTATCCCAATCATACCAATACCTCAGATTTTCGAATTCGAACGGGAATTTATTTTCTAAAGAACAAAGACCAACAGAATTTGTCCATAACCAGGAATCCATTGGTCCCTCAAATATAGTAATATTCTGGCCAAAGTCTAAATGTCCTATTCCGAAAACGTGAGATATTGGATCAATAGTTTTTGCTTTTTCTATCAGCTCTACATCTTTCCAATTCAATAGTTTTTCATAGATCCCGCTTAGCTTATATGTGAGATATTTGGAAGATCCTTTTATCGAATTCATATTTCTGACCTGAAGACCTATTATTTTATCATCTGGGGTAAGATTAAAAAGAAATAATCTCTCTTTCTTGCCATCCCAAGCAAATCTTGAATCTATTTTCTGATTTCTTTTTTGAATGTATCTTTGTATCTTAGATCCCCAAATTTCCTGAAGACCTAAAGAACTCATAAAGTCTGATCTCTTTATTAAAATGTCAGATATGTCATTATCGAAGAAGTAGCTAATGTCTACATTTCCATACACTGTTCTTCTTTTGGTTCGGTTTTCTTCGATAATATTTTTTATCTGATCCTTTTCACTTCCGGTTAGTTTATTAAACAAGCCAAAATCTTTAAGAAGTGATATAGAATCTTTAAATATTCCACAACCCCCATTATAGCATTTATATGCCATAGTATCCATATAGAAATTTCCACGTTTCTTTTTAGCGTCGTGGGAGTCTCCACAATATGGACAAGAGAAATTCAACCGATTACCCGCTTTATAGACAATTTGTTTTGCTGGATTACCCTGGAATTCCTTACTGAGTATTACTCCTATTAGATCTTCTATTCTTTCTGGCTGCATGAGATAAAAAATGGGGACAGCAGTAAAGCCGTCCCCATATTAGATTATTTATTAAAGATCGTTATAAAGGTCTTCTAATGAAGATGAGCTAGTGCTAGCTCTAGATGGAGCTTCTGTTTGAGCTGGTTCTTCTCTTTTAGCTGAAGATCCAACTTTAGTGTGAGCAGCTTCAGCGTAAATATCGTTTGATGAACTACTTGATGTACTACTTGATGTACTAGGTGAGCTTTTGGTAGAAGATGTACTAACGCCACCTATAATTTCATTAACTATACGAGCTTCTGGTACGGTGTTCTTGATAACACTCATAACTTTGTCTGTCATTTCGTCATCCCAATCTTTATAATCGAAGCTTGTTAGATTTTTTGGACCTTCGTTTAGGTACTCTAGAATAGCGTTCATGTCATCCTGATTTTTCTGCATTGATTTCCCGTTAACCTGGATTGGACATTTGTCACCAACAAAAGAGCATAAGTCATAGTTATTCCACTCCCCTACTTTTCTAACTTGAACTGCAAATAATTTACCCTCGAATAAATCATAAGGATTCGAAGGATCCCCATATTCAGGTTGAAGTTGGGCTTCAACAAGATCGTTTAGTTTTTTACCGAATTTGAAGATCATAATTTTACCTTCCAATTCTGGTTTGTTTTTGTCCTGAACGATTTGGACTAAAGAATAGTAGTCCTCTTTTCTAGAGAATTTTTTAGCTAATTCCTGATCAGCAGCTGAATGTGAATTTTTTAATTTCCAGAAAAGATCTTTAAGGATTGATCTTTTTCCTACTGTTGAAGGGCAGTCTACAGAAAATGCGTTTCCACTAACAGGATCGTTTAAGTAAACGTAGTACTTGTGGATTTTAGATTTTGCTGGGCTAGCTGGGTTGGGTACGAATCTGATTAAAGATTTATAAACTCCGTCTTTACCGTCCTCTGGGTAAGGTTTATAAAATTCAAGGTCTTTTCCGCCTCCTTGTTTAGCGGTTGGTGTTACGAACGCCTCTGCGTCGAGATTGAAGATGTCTAAATTGCTCATGATTTTTTAAATTTAATTTTTAGTTTTACTTTTAGTTTTACTTTTGTTTCTCTTGTTTTTTTTTATTTTTCTCTTAAAATTATTCTTTCTATTTATATTCTGATTTCTATTATTTCTTCATCAGATGGACTATGCTGGAGCAAAATATTGTGCTAGTATTTTCATTGACGCACATGATATGCCTCCGTAGCGAGCTTTTAAACAGCTCATACGCTTATTATTAGATTCGGTTATCTTTGTGATAACGCTCAGTAAATTTAATGATTGGTTAGTTGCCTCTTCTGGGGGATTTAGATACCCGGTCTGTTCAGAAAAATAGCTTAGATTGCTAGAGGCTTGTTGCGAGTTCTTGTTCAAAATTTCCCTTAATTCCATAAATTTCCTTTAATTCTTTCTTTAAATACAATGCTATCCAAGTTGCGTCCACAATATCGTCGATTGGTTTATTTACCGCTTTAGCCGGTGTTATCCACTCTGTCTTGTTCGCTTCCAATATATTACTAAAATTCTCTAAATTTGTTTCACTCTCTTTAAAATTAATAAGAGCTTCATAAAGCTCGTCTTTCTTTGCATTTCCCTTTAATGCAAATTTTTTAATAGACGTCGGAGAAAATACATGAAACTTGTCCACTCCCACCCTGTCTATTATTTTTTTTCTAAGTAAAGCAGTTGCCATTGATATGTCTATTAGGGCATTACCGTTAGAGGAGAAACTTAATCCCTCCATTGCCACATAGAATTCAGATTCACCCATGATATCGGAAATGCTAGACCAGAAGTGATCCACTATCTCCATGAAATAAACTATCTTTATTCTTTCTCTCCCTGTGTAATCATCAGGGAGATCTTTTTTTTCTACAAAATATAGATTGAAATCTCTTTCCGTATCTAGTATAGCGAATGGTTTTTTCTGACTCTTCAAATGTGATTCAGGTGATCTGTCTGATCTTGTTAAAGATCCCCAAATATATTTCCCATCTTTATAACAGCAGAAAGCCGGCGAGTTTAGAGAGAAATCTATTCCTATTAAGTTCATACAAAAATTTAGGGATTAAGCAGGGTGAATGATTTGACCTACCGATCCTGTATATCCATAAACTTTAGAAAGCTTTTCGAAACACGATTTCATTTGTGCATCAGTTAAGCAGTTTACCAAGTCGTTTAATACTCTTTGGTCGTTACCTGCAGCTGAAACTAGAAGATTTTTCATTTGGTCTTTTTCACCACCTAATGGCTGACCGTACTTCATTTCATTTAATTCTTTTACTTCTGAAAACTTTTTCATCTTTATTATTTAATTTAATTATATATCTTACTTTGCTTCAAGAACTATATCTAGGTAGTTACATTTAAAACCTAGATTAAAAGAAGTATATGTAGGATTATTGTTGGTGTAGTTTAATTCTAATTCTGAAAATGAGGTAAATAAAACCTCTTGGAAGGTCACTGACATAACTACATTGCCCTCATTGTCCATTATTCTTAATGGAAGTGTCTGG